AACTTGTGGTTCTTTTACATTCATATTTGGCTTCTGGATCTTTGATCATAATACCTTCATAACCACCATCTATTGCACGTTGATTAAGTTCTTTAAACTGAGTCTGTCCTTGATCTGTGTCTAAATCAATTAGTTCACGACCTACTACACTAACATTAGGCAAATGATCTTTAAATTCATTATACCAAGCATCTAAACTAACACTGCGGTCAATCTGTCTATGCTGACCTTGCCCACGTAGGAATTCATTTAGTGTTAGAATATCAAACAAGTGTAATACAGCATCATCTGCTGTAACATTTTCTTTACGGTGTACCTGTTTCATAAGATCTTGGAATGAACTTGACATAACCTCACCATCTAATACCACAGGTTGCCCAAATGTAAATGCGTGTTTACTGATTTGATGTTTAATTGCTTCAAAGTTAACTAGTTCTTTGCCATTGCGACTGTACTGATCAACTTTGCCATTTGGATGTACCACTGTGATTACTCTAACACCATCTAGTTTAACTTCAACTAGTTTTTGTCCTACAACTTTCTTTTCATGGTTAGCAGAATCATGTGCTAGTTGACAGGTGAACACAGGAACTTCATATTGAAGTTTATTGGCTTTTTTAACTGCTGTATTGATTGTTTTTTCTGATACTCCACAGCGTAGATCTTTAATAAGGATGCGTCTATACCAATGATTCCATTGATCTTGTGTGGCTTTGTTCATAAGATCAACGACTGATGTATTAGCCAAGTTACCTGTTAACTGTCTATTGGCTAATGCTTCTGCAACTTTGGCAAATGTTTCTAATTTAAGACCATCACCATGGTCGTCTTTCTTTTCGGGAACTTTTTTAACACCAAATGTGATCAATGGATCAAGAGCCAATTTAATACCATTAAAGAATGGTTCATTATCAATTTCTGCTTCATTAACAATAATGGCTTCTTTAGCAAGACGTGAATTGTCTGCTTCTAATTCTTTGATTATTTCCCAAGGTTGTTTCATATTGTCCTTAATTCGTTAGGTTATAAGGATATTATATGATCTTTTGGTTAGATTGTCAACCTTTTTATAAGCGACCAACTACTACTTCGATTGTGTGAACTTGATCGTCTTCAATTGATTCTAAGGCTTTACCTAAAACCATGCCTGGTAGATATTGAGCATCATTTAGTTTTTGACCTACGCCAACTAAATTACTGGTTACCACAAGATCACCTCTGTCAATTGGACCTTTAACCTTTGTTGGAACACGACCTGTTAGTGCAATGGCTTGACCTTCAGCATCAGCATTCATTTTGTGTGCTGGTGCAGTTGAAATGACGCCTGCTACCTTACGATCATGTGGTGCACGACTTTCTGTTACTTCTTTTTCACCACCAAATACTACCACAGTACCTGCTTCGTATTCTTGATCAGTAGCATAGACTTCTGCCAAGTCAGCATACTGTGCCGATGTTGATTGACCATATAGATAATTGCCTGCTCCTAGATGTAGACCATTATCTGCAAACACTGCTACATTTCCTTCGCCTGCAACTGAAACAGCAATATTACCACTTGAATATACTTGAACGTTTGATGTACCATCAGCAATGGCTGTTGAATCAACACCTACAAAACTACTAGCAGTGATACTACCGGTAATAGTTACGTCTCCAGTGTAAGTTGAACTTACAAGAGCCATACCACCAGCCGTACTACCATCATGCACTCTAAGTGTTTTCTGCGTAGTATCTACTGTAATTTCGCCAAGAGCACCAGTAAACGCATCATTCTGCGTACCACTACCTCGTCTATATTGAATTTCTGTTGCCATCTTTTATTTCCTATTTTTTATATTTATACAAATATTATAGTTCAACGAATGTTAATTGTATGCCGTTCTGTGCCTGGATTACCGTGTCTGTTCCAACCTTCCGGGCACGGACATCGAATATGTCTCCACTAGTGACATCAATGATCATCGATGCTCCGCAGTGTGCTAATCCTCTACCAGAGGTTCGATTATACATACCACCATATGTTCCCTGGACCGCTGAAGCATTCTGGTAAAGATAGGCCTCACTTTCTGTCCTTGCTGTGCCACCAGTGCAGTCTGTGGTCAAATTGTATGTTATCAAGAACGTCCCAGTCTTGTTCACAGTCACTCTTGAACTTGATAGTGTAAAATCACCTGACGTGGCATAGTTTTCTGTGCCAATGTTCATAATCGCATAACTTGTAGTTAGTGTTGTCTGTCCAGTGTTTGTTGAGAAACATCCTCTTGCTTTATCACTAAGAGCAGACACAGTTGCGGTCTGATCAGTTCCGTTGATAAAGTATTTGCCCAGTCTGTTGTCAATTCTAAATGATCGTGATCTAAACGCCATCTGTCCACTCCGTTGCTTTTGTTTGTGCATCTGATAGATCTGCACAGTTCACAGTCTCTACCAAAGCACTGTCTTGGTATTTTTCTAATTTGTATACTGCTTCATCCAACACAATAGTGCCGTGTCTTGCATTACCTGGATCAACAATCTCTATGGTTTCCATTATTGTGATACCTCTACTGTGGTTACCACACACATCCAACGTATAGTTTTACTGGCTTCACCTTGCACTAAAACTTTAATTGTATCTGTAGTGTCGTCTGCTTGTAGGTCAACTGCTAGGTTACCTGAATCATCTGCAATGGTAACTTCATACACATTACCAACATCTGCTGTTGTTCCTGAAAAGTTGTCCGCTACCGCATATAGGTGGAAGCCTGCTGAGTGCCCTGTGGCGTCTGTTCTACGTGCTGTGAACACTGCATCTGCTGTTACCGTTGTGTCTGTAGGTACTGGAATTCTAGTTGAGGCAACTCCACCTACAAATATTTCTGTTTCTGTATCATCTGTAGTTACACCGTGTAGAACATAACGTTTGGTAGAGTAATCACCTTCAGTTTGTGCGTTAACAGCATCAGTTTTTGTTTGTATGAAACCTCCGTCACTGTCAATACTCGCAACTTCTGTGGCAATTCCTTCAACCATAAATTCAATTTGGTTGTTAGCGCCATCATATTGAATACCACCTTTGATTGTGCCTGCTTCACTGAATCCATATCTACTTTGACCACTTGCACCGCCATCAATGACTACACCATTATTTCCAGAACCTGAACCTACAATTAGTTGGTCTAACGATGTTCCTGTAATGTCAGTTGCGTTGTTGTTAATACCAACACGATTATTTGTCCCATCAACATACAATACATTGGTATCAAATGTTGCTGTTCCTGTAAAATTAGGACTTGCTAGACCAGCATATCCTGTCCATTGTGTTCCGTCTGTGAACTTAACAGCGTTCTCATCAGTGTCGTAGGCCAACTGTCCTGATACTGAGGAGTTTGGTAAACTAGCAGTAGCATATTTTGGTAATACCAACTGTCCAGGATATAATAGTCCTGATGTTACTAGTTCTCCTAGATCAACTGATGTTGTTGCAGAAGTTGTAACTAAGCCTAGGTCTTCACTTGCACTAGCAGTGGTAAAATCACCCAAGTCAGAATCGTTTAGGAATACACTGTCCCCTGATCCTGATGTGGCAATGGTTAAAGCATCAGATCCAGCATTGGTTGTAATAACAACACCATCGCCTGCTATAAGAGTTAATGTATCACTTGATGAATCTGCTACAATATCACTTTGTCCACTGACTGCAATAGTAGTAAATGCGTTACCAGCATCAGGTAAATTTGTTAGTTGGCTACCATCACCTAATACATAAGAAGCACTGACATTACCTGTAACAGTTAATCCCGCTGATGTAATGTTAGCACGTGTTGTTCCGTCTACTGCTAATTCAATATATCCAGGATCAACTCCATCGTCTGTTACTGTAACACTGGTATCATCACTGATAATATTTGTAACGTCACTGGACAATGCTGATTCTAAGTATGCTAGGGTAACAGCGTCTTGAGCACTGGTTGGATCTACTAGATTAATAATACCATAAGTGTCTGCACCATCTAAATCTGCTGTCAGTGTTTGTTGTGCAAAGGTAGCATCTGCATAGCCTTTAAGATTTGTGTTAGCAGTTGTAACAGCATTATCTACATATCCTACTACATTGGTGTTACCAGCATCAACGTAACCTTTTAAGTTAACGTTAGCAGTTGATACTGCGTTATCTACGTAGCCGACTACATTTGTATTTGCAGTTGTGATTGTAGAATTAACTGTGGTAATTTCTCCATCCACATAACCCTGCATGTTTGTATTGGCTGTGGTGATTGTGTTTGTCAGTGTTGTTGCTAAGTTAGGATCATCACCTAAAGCGGCCGCTATCTCATTTAGAGTATCTAGTGTGCCTGGTGCTGAATCTACTAAACTTGAAATTTCATTGTCCACATAACCCTGCATGTTTGTATTAGCAGTGGTCAGTGCTGATGTTGTAGCATAACTGGCTAACTGTCCATCAGTGTATCCTTTTAAGTTAGTATTTGCTGTGGTTACTGCTGAATCAACATAACCTACTACATTGGTATTACCTGCATCAACGTAGCCTTTCAAGTTAACATTAGCAGTTGATACAGCATTGTCAACATAACCAACTACGTTGGTATTAGCAGTTGTAATGGTTGAGTTTACAGTTGTAATTTCTCCATCAACGTATCCAACTACGTTTGTGTTTGCTGTTGTAAGTGCTGATGTAGTTGCATAAGTACCTAGATCACTGATCTGACTTTCTGTTATTGAAAGTGCCGCTTGATGTTGTGTTACAGCAGATTCAGGAACATTAGCATCAGGAATATTTGCCCAGGTAACTGCTGAAGTTAAATCATTTGTTTCAGTGAATGATGTTAAGAAAGTAGCATCTGCATATCCTTTCAAGTTAACATTCGCTGT